GGGGGCTGGGGGGGGCGCGCCGGATAAAAAGCCAAACCCCCGGGCGCGCACCCCGTGTGACGTGGTCCGATGGCGCAGTGACCTAAGAAGCCTTGCACTTGATCAGCAGATACGGGTGGCCAGCGCTCACAACGTTACGGCCGTGGCATTGCCACTCCAGCTCTTGAGCGCGGCCGAGTACGGCATCATCCACAGTGCCGTAGTAATTGATCCGAAACGCCTCGCGCTCCGTGTACAGCACACCGCCCAATTGGCTCGTGCTCATTTGCTCACAACCGATGAAAAACGTGGTGTCGTTTTCGAAGCCGGCCAGCTCATCGGCTTGCATCGGCATCGCAAAGCCGAGTGCCTTGATCAAGCCTTCCACATCCGCGCTGCCGCCTCCGCTCGTGGCCGCTTGCGCCAAGAACTTTGCCGACGTGAGTTGTACCGCGCGCGGGAACATGCGCGGCGGCACGAGCAACGTGGAAGGTCTTAGAAAGCGGGGCGTTCTTCCATTCGGCATTTTCAGCGTAGCGATGTACGCCACAATCTTGCCGAGATTTTTGAGTGCTTCTTCGATGTTGATCGAATCATCGATCGGACATGCCCCCGGATACCCGGTGGCCGGCACCGCTGCGCCGGTGAGAATGTTGCCGAAGACTCCGGCGCTTTCCTTGAAGGGGTTGTAGGGGTGATCGGCGGCAAAAAACGGCTTGCCATCGTAGGCCATGTACATCCCCGGCGTGTGCGCGTTTAGAAGCAAGTGGCTGACTTGCTCTTGCGGCCAATAGGACATGTACGCGCCAATGTCCGCGCTCCACTGTGCGGAGAGCTCCATCCCACCGCCGTCGGTGTCTTCGAGCTGCGCGCGGCTAAGCTTCAAGCCGGCTCCGCTGAATTTGTTTTCGATCGTGGTGTATTGAGCCACGAGATCGTCAAAACGGATGTTGCCGCCGCTTTGCTGATCGCGGATCTGCGCCGTGGACAAGAGCCACGTGATCACATCTTTGAGCCCCGTGGTGGGGCGCGTCTTCGTGATGCGGTTCCACCAGAGGTTACTTCGAAGCCGCTCGTATTCGCGCTCCGTGATCACGGACATACGCGTCTCGAGTGACATGAGAAATGTTGGAGTCAATGCCGGCATATTGTGTCCTTGGATCCCTTCCCCGGCTTCACGGGCTAACGTAGGCGTTGGCGTGCCACTTGCCGCCGACATACGCGGCGATCACGCAATGGCGCTTGAGCGCGGTGAGTGCGGTGGTGAGCACCGCGGGGCCGGTCGCATCGCGGTATTGAACCGTGTGGCCATTGGCCACCCCGTTCGCGGTGAAGATCAACCACGTGCCTTCGGATGCCACCGCCGGCAGCGTGACAGTGGATGCGATCGCGGTGGCCGGCACCGCGATCGCGGATCCCGGCGCTGGCGAATCTGCGATCACCATGTCGCCAGCGGTGAAGGCCGGCGGGGTGACAATCGGCAACGCGCCGCCACCGCCACCACCCGCGCCACCGCCGCCGATCGGCAGCTTTTGCACGGCCACTCCGTCAGCCGTAGCAAACGCCCAAATCCGGCCGGCAACGCAGCCATTGGCGGCAAGCGTAACCGTTTGATCGTCGGCGCAATAGGCGATCGATCCGACATTGGCGGCCGAGATGCCGCCGGCACTCGCCCACCACTCCACTTCAATTTCAACGCAAAGGTTGACATTGATCGTGGTGTCCACGGCCAGCGCCGACGCATCCACCGTCTCGGCGGCAACACCGATGATGAACAGATCGGACTCGGCATGCGCCGGCTCCACTTTGCCCGTGGAGAGATCGATCCCGATCAGCGCGTGCTTCCAAATTTTCGCGGTACCGAATGCCACCGGGAAGCGCCGAAAAGTCCAGCGCTCGAAAGCACGCATCCGTTCCATGATCAATGCGGTCATATGGGTTGTGTCCTTGCGTTAGGCGGGGTGTTAGGCGGCCGCCTAGGACCGGCCGGCATCCGTGGTGATCGCGGCCGCGGGTGGCGTCTCCGGCAGCTCATCGGCCACCACGCCGAAAAACATCGTGGAGCCTTCCCGGCGGCAGCCGAATTTTTGTTGGGTAAGTCCCATGCGGCGATCCATGTCGGCCGTCTCCGAAGACGGAGCGAGCGCGGCCGGTCCTTGCGTGGAGCCGCGCGCGCTCGCAACGGTGGTGATCGGCGCGCGCTTCGCGATCGGCCCCTTCGGCAGTGTCTTGACCATGTCGCGCACCGTGGCGATCGGCGCTTTGGACAGTGCCGCTCGAAGCTCCGGTCCGAAGTCCGGCCGGCGCGCGATCAGCGTGGCGCGCTCGCGCGCTTCACCTTCGGCAGCGGCGCGCGCTTCGAGCCGGTGCACACGCGCGGCGAGCTGGAGCTCGGCGCTGGATGCCGAAGCGGTGGCGGTACTCGCACCCGGCGCGGCCACGCTCTTTGGCTTCTTGTCGGCCGGCGGTTCATCATCATCCATCGCCGCCGGCACCGCGGCAGCGTCCGGATCCTTGTCATCACTTTCCGCGTCCGGCTTGTCTTCGGCCGGCTCTTCGGCATCCGGCTTCGGCTCGTCTCCGTCCGGCTCTTCGTGCTTCGGCGGTTCGGCTTCGGCCATGGCCGCAAGCGCGCGCTTCGCCGCGGATGCGTTGGCGTCTCCGCCTTTGGCCATCTTTTCGAGCATGCCCCGCGCGGTGTCGTATTCACTCTTTGCAAACAGTCCCATGGGATCCTCACTGCTTGCGAAGGCAAGCGCTTGATCGAACGTGGCCACTCCGTCAGCAAGCCCCGCGTTCACGGCGCCATTGCCGTAAAACACAGCACCATCGAAGCCGGCCACCGTGGCCGCCGATAGCTGCGGCCGTTGCTCGCTGATCAGCTCGAAAAATTGCGCGGCCAAACCGTCCACGTGCCGCTGTGTTTCTACGAGCTCCGCATCCGTGATCGGGGAGTCGGGATTGCCGTCCAGCTTACGCGCACCGCTTGCGACGAAAGCCACACGCAAGCCGCTTTGCGCGTTGGCCGCGGTTAGGTCCGGCCGAGAGCTCAACACACCGATTGATCCCGCGGGGCATGTATCCCCGATCACGATCACGGTGGCCGCGGTGGCGAGCGCATATGCCGCGCTACAAGCCTTGTCCACGTAGGCAATCAGCGGCTTGTTTGCTTTGGCTGCGTCTTCCCGAATCGCGCGCGCCGTCTCGAAGCACCCCGACGCATCGCCGCCGGGGCTATCGAAGCGCATCACGATCGCGCGGCCATCGCTCGCGCATGCCTCATGCACGCGCGCGCGGATCGCTTCGTAACTGTCGCACCACATTTCATCCCGCTGGACAAGCGGACCCGAAATTTCGATCACGTCCACTTGCCCCACGCGCGCATTGGCGCGCGTGGCCGGCGCAAAAAAGAGCTCGAAAAACGCCTTCGGATCGATCGCCAAAAGACCGTGGCGATCGAAGCGGTGCGAAGATACGGCGCGCCGGCTCATGCTGCCGCCTCCATGTCTTCGTCTTCGTATTCGTCGGCGCTGGCGTCTTCGTCGGCGCTCGCATCTTCGGGGAGCTCGGCCGGCGCGCCTTCGGGCATCACCACCGCGCTCGCCTGTACGGTGGTATTTCCTTGGAGCGGGATCCCGAAGCGCGCGCACACCGCGGGAATATCGAGCTGTAAGCCTTGCGCCGCGAGCGCTTCGCTGATCACCTTGATCCCGTTGCCGGCAGCCACGAGCGCGTTGCCTTCGGCCGCTTTGTCTTTGGGCGGGGTAACGTCCCACTCCACGCATGCCGGCTTGTCTTCGATCGCCGCTTCCCCGAAGCGGCTTGCGACGAAAGCGGGAATCACTTGCGTGTTCAGCGTGTACGCAAGATCGTCGGCCGTGGCTTTGATCAGATCCGCGCGGATCGACTTGTGCACATCCGCGTTAGCAAAGCCGGTGCCGCCGGTGGTCGTAACTTCTTGGCCGCACACCGCAATGATCATCTCATTGTTTTGATCCGCGATCGTTTTGAGCCAGCACTCAAAGCCCCGGCCGTTGCTCTCCACGAGCTTCACGTCATAACCGGGCTTCATCCCGAAGACGGTATTCACGCCCCACGCGAGCACCGCGCGAAACCACGTATCGCTTTGGGCTTCGCTGCCGCCTTGCGGCATCACGGCCACGCGCGCGGGGTTTGCTAGCTTGCCTTCCCAATTGTCTTTGTGAAGGTTTGCGTGCTCTTTGCGGATGTACGCGCGGCCGATGCAACGCCAGATCCCATTCACCCACGGCGCGTTTCGGCCACCGGGTGTATGTAAAACCCAGCGGCCGTCTCCCGGCGTGATCGGCAAAAGCCCCGCGGTGCTCTTGAAGTACCAGCGATTTTCGATCCAGCGATAGATCAAGAAGTGCGGCTCCAGCCGCACCATCACCGGATAGTCTCGGCCGACTACCGGCACGAGCTCTGCCACACCGCAGCCAAGTGTGATGCCGTCGGCCGCGAGCGCGGCGAGCTCACTCGGTGGGCACATCTCATCGAAGACACTTCGTGTCTCGGCCGTATCGTGGCCAAGCTCCAGCGCCGCGATCACTTCGGGATCACCCCGGAAGGTTTTCGGCAGCCGGACAAGCCCACCGGTGCGCGTACTTAGGACACCGGAAAACACCCCGTCCGTCCGAGCCGCGCGCATGAGCTTGCCGGCCAGCTCCAGATTGCCGGCATCGGCGTCATGCTCCGCCGCTTCGAGCTGCGCCAAGTACCAGCGCGTTTGTGGGATCGTGGGGAGCTGGATCTGGCCGCCCATGCTGGCGCGCATACGGATCACTTCGGGCGAATCGAGATCCGCATACGCTGCCGCGTGTGGCGGCGGGGCTTGGTAAGCGGAGCGGCCGAGTAGGCTGGCCGTGTATCTCGAGATCGCTTCGAACACGCCACGCGAAGATCCACGCGCGCGCGGCAGCCGCGGTTACGTAGTGGGCTTCACTCGGCCGCGAGCGGCGAAGCGGCCACGGCAGCGTCCCACCCGGCCGCCCCGATCCCATACAGCGCCTGCAGCTTGGCGCGCGCGGCCGGACTCGGCCGCTTGTAGCCCGAAGCCCAGTAGCTCACGGCCGGCCGCGACACGCCCACGCGCGCGGCTACTTCGCGCTCCGTGGTGTACCGAAGCACCGCCAAGAGCGAGCGGCGGCCCCGACTGATCACGATCAGCGCCGTTGCCATATCGAAGCTCCAGCGTAGGGATCGATCAGCGGTGCGCCTTCGTGGCGCTGCGCGCGCTCCATGGGACTCGCGGCCGCGCGCGCGGCCGCCGAGAGCTCCGCATCCGCGCGCAGCGAGAGCGGCTCCCACGCGGCCAGCGCTGCGGCATCGTAGCGATCGGGGCTCCGGCCGATGAGCTTGCGAAGCGTGATCTTGTCCGTGACTTTCAAGCGGCCATTGGCGGCTTGCTTCCATTCGAGCGCGTGGAGCTCTTTGGAGAGCTTCGCATCTTCGAGGATCGCGCCGCCTTCGGCCATCCAGCTTTCAAGGTTCGCCGCGAGCTCATCGCGCATACGGTCGTATACGGTCGGCTTGCGCACCGCGCGATCGCTGGCGCGCATGCTCACGAGAATGAAAGCACCTTCGTGTTCATCCAGATACGCGCGCAGCTGGCCATCCAGTTGCGAGCCGATCGATCCTTCCCGATCGAAGACAACTACCGGAGTCTCGCGCGGCAGCGTGAGCGGCGGCCGCAAGAGCTGGAGCAACATGGCAAGATGCTGATCCGCACTGAGTCCTTGATAGGCTCGAAGCAAAAGCATCTTGACGCCACGGCGCGCGCAAAAGACCGTTTCGTCTCCGCTGCCGGACTCACCCGCGGGATCCAAACCGATGTACAGACACCCCGCCTCCGGCGCTTCGTACCAGCGCTTTTCACTCTCGCCGATCGCGTGAAGGGAAAAGATCTTCCCTTCTTCGTTTGTGGCGTGCTCGCCCCGGACGCGCACCCGGTACAGCGCCGACTCTTCGCCCCACTCGAGACGCTTTTCCGCGATCCACTCGCTCGTGGCCAAGCCGGGGATCACCACTTCACCGCGCATCACGTTCGGCGTGGTTTCACTCGAGACGCGGATCGTTTTGTAGTGGGCTTGTTTGCTCGTGAAGGCTTCGAAAAACTCACCGGAGTTTTTCGTACCATTGCCCATAAGCACGAGCTTCGCGCCGCCGGCTCGATTGCCTTCGATCGCTTCGAAGATGAGATCCGGGACACCGCTTGCCTCGTCTACCAAGTACAAGAGATTGGATCCGGAGATGCCGGCCACGGCTTCGGCTTCCCTACTCGTGAAGCCGACGATCTCTCGAAAGTCTCCGCTCTTGAGTCCGGTCCTTGCTAACTCGCCTTGATCACCATCGATCACGGCCGAGTGCGGACATGGCACCGGGATCGCGCGGCCGTCCGGATCTTCGAGCTTGCATGCGAGACACCGGCCGCTACGCGCACGCAACATGCGCAGCTCGCGCCAAAGGATCTGATCGACTTGCCGCGCGGTGGTGCTGGAAAGGATCACGCGCGCATCCTGAAACGAGCAAAAAAACCAGAGTGCCAATCCCGCGATGCATGCCGACTTGCCGACTTTATGACCCGAGCACACCGCTACGCGCGGATAGTCGCGCACCGCTTCCACAATCTCGATTTGCCGCGCCCACGGCTCGAAGCCGAGCACTTCCCGAAAGAAGCCCACCGGCTCGCGTCTCCACTTCGCACTCGGGAAGCGCACCCCCGTGGCGCGCTGGACTAGCGTGCGCAAGCCGATGGATAGGTCGGCGGCAAAGGTCGCATCGGCCGGCGGCAACATGGCCGCCTTGCGCTTCGCCACTTCGATGCCGACCACGCTTGTCATTTGTCCAGCCGTCCAATCGCATCGATCACGGCTTGCGCGGCGATCGGGTGGGGCTCCAGCGCGGCCACGATGGCGGCGCGCAGCTTGCGCCAGCTCGGATGCGCGGTGACATAGCGCGCTTCGCTGTACTCATTGGCTTGCTCCAGTTTGGCGCGCAGCGCGAGAATTTGAGACTCGGCCGTGGCGAGCTTTACGCGCTCTTGCGGGATCAAGCCTTCGGCGTTTCGTTCGCGCCGGAGGATCGCCGCGATGGCCAAACAGTCTTCGAGCGTAGTCGGGGTGTGGCCATTGCCGGCCACTTCATCCGCCGACGGCTCATCCGGCAGCGTCCCACCCGGCCGCACCGACCACGCGCGCAGGGGGATGCCGTAGCCGGCAAAGAGCTTGGCGCGCGCGGTGGCTCCGGGAACCTTTGCGCCGCTGCGCCAATCGCTCACGGCCGACTCCGATCGGAAGCCGCACCGGCTGGCGATCGTTTCGTATGTGTCCGTAAGCTCCACGAGCCGGCGCTGGCCTTCGGTGCGGATCACCGAAGGTTGCCGGCCGGACCGTGGTGGCTCTTTATGTCCGTTGCCTTTGGCCATTATCAAGACTCGTGCCAAGTCGGATATCGCGAAATCATTGAGTTTTTTGGCGTGTCCGGTTTTTGCGGCGCGGCCCCTTGGACCCTCCCATTCCCCCTTCTGTTCGATGTGGGGGCCGTTGTGGGCGACTTGAGCCCCGCGGTGGTGGGTATGGCGCCCGCCGTGGTGAGTTAGACCATTTGCCTACCCCTGCGCACATGTGCGCATATGGCACAATAGCAAGCCATTCCGCGCGCTTACTCATTGTCAAGCGCAATCTGAGCTTCGCGCTCGATTAGGTGGCCAGCATCCCACCCGTCTTTATATGCATCACGCTTGGCCGCGCTTACGAGCGCCGCGCATTCCACCCACTGGATGGAGCTCGGCTTGTCTCGCTGGCGATCGCGCTCGTGGCACACGCGCCACGGGGTATCCACGATCCACAGCTCGCACCGCGCACCATTGCGCCGCCCCATGGCAAGCCACCTAGCGCGCTCGAAGCCCCGTAGGCTGCACGCATCCACCACGATGCTCCGGCCAGCCACAAGCGCCGCTTCGGCATGCCGCCACAGCTTCACGAAGACGGCCGCCGCGTCCGCGCTCTCGGTGCGTACAGCGTCGGCGCTCATTACGAGCGCATCCAGCCGCCTACCAAGCGCCGCGGCCAGCGTGGACTTCCCCGAAGCCGGCAATCCGCACATGACGTGGAGCTCCGGCGGCTTCATTCCGCCTCCGGTAGCCGTGGCCGATAGTGCATGAAGTGCTCGCGCGTATACGACACGAGCTGGCCGTATGCGGTGCGCGCGCAATTCCGCGCCACGGCATCGGGCGCGCCGTCCGGCAGCACATACTCACACTGCACGCGCAGCACGAGCGTTACAGCCGTGTGTCCCGGCTTTTCCGCCGGCCGCTGGACACCGATGCTTAGATCGGGATCTGGCAACGTCTCCGCCGTGAGCTTGCCTACGTGGCCAGCGCGCCGCCTCCCATGCTCCCGGAGCTCTCGAAATTGCGTCATGGCTTGTCCATCCCCACCGGCGGTGATTCTTCGAACATGAGCCGCCGAAACGCCTCCACCGCGCGCCTAGCACGATCCCCCGCGACCAGCGCCGCATCATCATCCCCACCCGGCTCATCGCTTGCGGCCACGGCCACGGGGCTTGTGTGCCGCACAAACGCGCAAGCGAAAGCCGCGGCAAATACGTTTTCCTCGAATGGCGTCATGGCTCTTGCTTTTCCCGTTCTCGCTCTCGGTGGAACAACGCTTCCGCCACCGCCCACAGACACCACGCGCAAATGCGCGTGGAGCCACCCAAGCGAAAGCGCCGCCTCACCGGAGACTCGCATAGGTCACATGTTTCCATCACAGCGCCCCCGCCTTCCTACACATGCCAAACAGAAACAACGCGCCCAAAATCGTGAGTATGAAAAGCAGTGTGTACAGCGCATTTTGCACCGCGAGCCGATACGTGCGATCCACATCATTCGGTGTCGGCGGGACAATCGGGATCACGCTATACGGCCGCACCGCCACGTGATGCCCCGGCCCCGCGCATGTGTACTCTCCAAGCGCAAGCGGCAGCCAATCGCCGCACTTGGGACACACCATCATCTCGCTTTGCTCGGCCGCGCGCCGCTCGTCTTCGTCCACGTAACCCGGCTCTCCCGGCTGATCCCCGCTTGTCATGTCACTTTCCCCTCCGTCACTAGGAAGTGCTTCGTAGCTCTCAAGAAGCTTGCCATCTTGCGCCAGCCGGCTCCGAGCTCTCGCTCCACCACCGGCAAGCCAAGCTCATGCGCGAGCCGCGCCGCTTCTGCCATGCCACTACTCACACCAAGATCGATGTACAGCGCCACCCGATCGCAGCGCCGCAGCCAAGCCAGATGCGCATTGATCCCGCGCTCACGATCGTAGTTCTCCGCATCATCCAGCACCCGCGGATACAGTAGATGGCCCAAAAACGGCGCTTCATCGTGGACAAGCGCATCGAACATGCAGCAATCCGCGTACAGCACATTCGTCATCACATCCCCGCGCAGCGGCGATTCGATGCACACGCGCGGTGTACCGCGCACCGGTGTCGGCGCGTCATCGCACTCCATGCCGCCGAGCTGCCGCGCGCGGATCTCGCAAAGGTATGCCGCTTGCGTGAGTGCATGCACCGTGTGCACGCCGAGCTCTCGCCGCTCCGCCACATGCCGGAGCTCCTGCGCATACGCATCCCAATTCACATTGCTCATGTCGGCCACTCCATCCACCCCACGCGGGGGAAGCGCTCGCAAAATGGACTCCAATCCACTGGCCGCGGATTGCAGAAACGCCATTCCAGTCCCACGCCCGAAGCGTGGTGCGCGGCTACCACGAGAGCCTTCGCTGCGCTCTCATCGGCCGCGATCACGGCCGCGCAAATCGTCGGTGTGTCGGTGCCGTCATCATTCAAGCGCCACCCACTGATCCACCACGGCCACATAGTAGCCGTAAAGGCAAAGGTGCCGCCGCCATACCAGCTAAGCCAAAAACGAGTCATGTCGCTTGCTCCACCCGCGCGCGCTCCAGCGCATACTGCATGCCGGCCACCACGCGCGTGTAGCCGTCGGCTACGCCAGTATTCCACCACGCCAGCGCGCTCACGATCGCCGCGGCCAGCTCCCGGATTACCGCGTCTCGGCTGCGCACCACTTGCCGAAGCCGCTCGTTTTCCGCTTGTAGCTTCGAGACTTGGTCTTGCTTGCTCGCGCGGTACAGCTTCGCGCTCTCCGGCCATCCATCCCAGTGATCGGCCAAGCTCTTCGGTTCATCGCTCATAGTCGCCCCCCGGTGCGCTGGATCCGCACCATCACGGCCACGATCAACGCCAGCACGAGTAGCAAGACCACCACAAGCACCACGATCCGCGTAGTACCAGTGGCGCGCACCGCCACTCCCGCGATCCAGTCTTTGCTCGCACGAGCCTTCGGCGCACTCGAGACGGCTTGTCCCACGTTATTGAACAAGCCCCACGCGCCTTTACCCTCCCAAGTCCCGTGAAGCGTATACAGGCTACACGGAGCGTTCATCTTCTCGCCAAACCTATCAAGCATGTACACATACGCATCATAGGCTTCCGACTTGGCCGCCCACACATTGGCGTTGGTTAGGTGATGCATCCCGGCTTCATAGCAACCCAGCAATGGAATGCTGTGCGCGCGGCAATGCTGCTCTAGCGCCGTGGCGATCGGCTCTCCGTTCACCTTGGAGTCAACCTCCGAGCTCCAGCGCGAGAGCTTTTCCGCAGCGCCATCCACCCCGTTGCCGATGTACGGCGCAAGCGCGATCATATCGATCTTTTGACCGCGCGGATTCCATTGCGCGCTGGCGTACACGTTGCGCAAGGCTTGCGTGGTGAGATCCAGGTTGCCGGACTCGCTGAACACGCGGATCACCCGCGCACCCATGGCGCTCGCCCCGAATACCCCCTGATAGATCTCATATAGCTGGAGCGCCCGATACAGCTCGTGGGCAATCCCCTGATAGTACTGATTGCTTCCCGGCAAGCCTAACGCCTTCCCCGCGTCAATCGATTGCTGGAAGGCGCTAAACGAGCCATTCCATACTTCGTTGGATAGCTCCACATAGGCTTTCAAGGCTGGCGAGAGCTTCGCCTTGATCAGTGTGGCTTCTTGCAAGATGTAGTTATCATCGGCCAAGTATGGGTGTGTGAACCAACAATCAATGTTAGCTCGATTGCACAAGTCGATCTGCCATTCCACGGCAAGCCCGGTAGTGGACGCTGGCGAAGCCCCGTCTATGTAGATCTCCGCATTGCCGGGATCCGTCGGCAGCTTGCGCTGATTCCAGCTCTTGATCTTACTAAAGTTCACCGCGTTGGTGTCCATGTGCCGAAACACACTAAAACCCGATAGGTCGGCAAGGAATTGCGGCGACCAAATATCATCACCATTGGCGTAGGCCGTAGCCCACGCCACGCTGGACTTGTAGATCGCGGTCCCCGCCCACGGTGCGATAAACCACTCTTGCGTGCCGAGACTCATTTTGCCCGTGGTCGGCGGCGGCCCCGCGCTCGCCACCACCGCGAAGGCTTCACTAGGCGCATCGTGCCACGCCCCGGCGGCATCTAGGTGCGTCGCATACGCTTCCCATTGCCCCACGGGATCGCTCGCCTTGAAGCTCCGGCTTGCGTCCAGCGTGACATGCGCCCCCGGCTCCAGCCGCACATTGCTCAAGACTGGAGCGAGATCCGTAAACGGCCCCCCGCCGTGTGTCGCCCCCGGCGCGCGCGCCGCGATCCGGATCTCGCGCACCGTGATCGCACTTGTACCGGTGTTTCCGTAGCTCACCGAAGCCGTGAGCGGCGTGGCCGATCCCGCGACTACCACGCGCCGACCTAGCTCCAGCGCCGCCGATACGACAAGCCCGCCGCTTCCCGAGCCGCCACCGCCACCGATACCGCCCCGGCCACCGATACCGCTCACCCCGCCGGTACCGCCGCCTCCGCTGCCGCCCCGGCCACCGGTACCACCTACGCCACCGGTACCGCCGCCCACCCCGCCGGGATTCGGACATAGCAGCACCGGCGTACACGGCCCCGCGGTTTGCGCGTGTACGCTCCACGCAAAAGCCAGCACGGCCAGCACCGCAAACAGCCACACGAGATAACCCAAATCATCCCTTGTCATGATCGTTTCCCTTTTCGCCAGCCACCGCGCCGCTCGATTTTCTTCGGCCGCATGTCTTCGCTCCAGCGCTCCATCAAAGCGTGGAGCTTGATCAGTGTCCCCGGCCGCGTAGTGCGCTCTTTGCCCGTCTCGAGACGCTCCAGCCACGGCTCGCTTACCCCGGCCATGGCTGCGGCTTCGGGGATCGTGAGCGCCATGCTGCGCCGCCACGCGCGCCACGCGATCAGCTCTTCGGATACCCCGCGCTCCGTCCGGAGCTCTCGGCTTGATAGCGTCATGCTTGCCCCCGCTTTCGATTGAGCATTTTGATCAGCGCCAGCCGCTCCAGCTCTTCGGTGATCTGGTAGGACGTGCCGCCGCCGTACACCGCGCCCGCAAGCGCTAGCAGCATGCAGCCGAAGCCCGTGGGGATCGGACATGGCACAAACAAGCGCGGTCCGATGAACGGCCATAGATACGCGGCCGCGAAATACGCTCCGGCCCCGCCGGCTATCGTCCAAAGCACGTGCTTCATCATACGGAGCCGCCTTCCGTCCACGCGCGCACCGACGCACGCATCGCGCGCTTGCCAATCGAGCGCCCCACCGGCCGCGCTTGACTCGCCCACCGGCCGATCAAAATGGCCGGCGCTTCATCCGCGCCCACGATGCGCAGCTTCGCCCACCAGCGCGCGATCACTTGCTCATGTGCGCGCACCGCATCGCGCGGTGCGCTCGCCCACTTGCGTCCGAGCACCACCCCCCGCCATTGATTCGGCTGGACGTAGACCACCCGCGCGCTCGCTTGCTCGGCGCATCGCCACGCGCGCAGCCACCGCTCTCGCGCTGCGCCGAGCATCGCCACGATATTCGGGCTACCGCCCCACGGCGCTTCGAGCACCATCACCACCGGCACGCGGTGCTCCGTCGAGAGCGCGCACGCATTCGACACCACTTGCTCCACGATGGCTTCATCCAGCGTGTCCAGCTCCCCGCTACACATGTACTTGCCGCGCAGCGCGATGCTCCAGCCACTCATGCGCGCGGTGTCCACGGCCAGCACCACGGCCAGCCACGGCTTCGGCGCTGGCGTCTCCGCCTTCGCATCCCGGCTCGTGCTCCAGCGCGAGAGCGCCGACGGCGCTTCGATACCGGTGCGCGTACCGGTGAGCTCCAGCTGTACCGGAGACGCCTTATGGGTGCGCCTACGCATCCGGCACCACCGCCCCGACATGCACCGCGCGCAGCTCGATTCCCCACCCGTCTAAGACTTGGCCGACACTCGCACCCCACCCCGCGCGCCGGCTCGTCTTCGGCAGCTGTCCAATTGTGTCAAGCTCATTGACCTTCCATGTAGGTCTACGTGTCTTTGCCTCACACCATTGAATCAGGTGATAGGGTGAAGCCCGATCGTCCTCACATCCGGACACGAGCGCGCTCCACTCCTGGATCCCGAACACCACGCGCCGAAGGCGTCTCAGCGCCATCCAGACGGCTCGGCTCGTGGTGATGGTAAGAGCTAGCGGCTTGCTATCTGTCACCCCGCACAAGCTCACCGAAGCCGGCAGTAGGGGTAACAGCGAAGCGCGCAGCGCTAAGACTTCTCGGCACTCCAAAGACTGATCTTCGAGCTTCACTCTCCGGACTCCGAAGCCGACGCTAGAGAGCTCCAGACTGGTACTCACCCCCATAAGGGGTGAGTGAGTACCAGTCGGAGCTGCGGTACGGTCATATGTCCGGATACCAGTCAGTACCGGTGTATTGGTGATCTTCGGGGGGTGATCACTTGGACGATCGGGGAGCCACTGATACCCGGTACTAAGTGGTATTTGAGTACCACTCGCGCGCTTGGTACTACTCTTGGCGCGTCTCATGTTTTACCCCCTACATTGGCCAGGATCCGGTACACCTTGGCCGATCGCGGCCCCTTCACGAGCTCCAGCCGACCTTCATCGGCCAGCGCCCGAAGCACATCCAGCGCGCGGTTACGCCCCACACCGCAGCGCGCCACGATTTGGTTCGCGCTGCCGCCGGCCGTGTGGAGCCGTACCGCTTTGAGTATTCGGCTGGCGTCTCGCTCGAAGGCTTCGGACGCCTTGGCCGACTCATCGATCGGCACGGGCTTGCGCCAGCACACGCGCACCCCCGCCGACGGCCGGCCGTCCACGGCCACATCTTCCACGCATAGCTCGAAGGCTTCGAGCTCCATGCCTTCGGCTTCGGCCGGCATCTTGACTTGCCGCACAAGCTTCGAGCCGTCCGGCTGCGCCACGAAGTTCAGCACGCATCCGGACGCGTCATAGATCGCGCTGCTACCCCGCGCGAGCGTACGCGCATCGCCACCGCCCCCCGGAGCCCCGGCGTTATCCTTGCGCGGCTTCGAAGCGTGATGGAGTACGAGCATGCTGCATTGCTCGCACTGCGAAACGAACGTGAGCACATCGATCGCGCTCCGGAACGAACTATCGTTTTCGTCGCTGAACGGAGCCGCCCCGCGCAGCGCATCCACGATCACGAGATCGAAGCCGGCACACGCGCGCCGATACTCGGACTCCGCCCCCTTCTTGTCCAAGTACACCCGCGGCATCTCGACATATTCGATCCGGCCTTCGAGCTCCGCCGGATCGATGCCATGCCCAATTGCCAAACGCTGATACCGCTTGGCCGTGGCGTACAGACCTTGCTCGTAATCGATGTGTAAGACACTCATCGGTGCGCTATCGAAGTGGCCCCACACCGGCCGCCCCGTGGCCAAACACAACGCCAAGCTTTGCACCGCGATCGTTTTGGCCGATGCCCCGAAGCCGACTAACAGTGTCGGCCGCCCCGGCCCGATCTGGAGCCCCGGTACGCACCACCGCTGCGGCGGTAGCGGTGCGAAGAGCTGCGCCGTGTGGTAGCGCGGGATCATCGCACTCGGCGGCTCCGCAGCCGTCGGCTGCGCGGCCGCTGGACCCGTCTCGGCCGGCGGCCCCGGCGGTTCCCACGATTCCACCACGGTGGTGTGTGCTCCGTTCGTGTATCCGGGCTTCGTGAGCTCTCGAGTGGGACCCGACCTTCGATCCTTTTGGTAGCCGGCCGCGAAGCCACTTCGAATCGTCTTTTGCGCTTCAAGCTCCGGAAGCCCCGCTTCCATGGCCGCAGCCAAGAGCGAGCGCTTCACGTCTCCGGCATCCAGCCGATCCCCCGCCACGAGCATCCCCAAATTGAACGCCGCATCATTGAGTGCGCGATTGCGGCCGCCTTCGGCGGTGGTGCGTACGGTCTGGATCTCGCTCTCGAGAGCTCCCCGCGCCCACCGATCCGCGCGCGCCCCACCGGCCGCCGGCACGAGCGAGAGCTGCGCCGACGGCATCGCCGCCACGCGATCGCACGTATGCTCCACGATCCACTCGGTGGGCATCGGCAGCGGTACTTGGTAGCCGCTGCCGGCATGCCAGCTGTACACGTGGCCGGACTCGTGGATGCTCGGCGGAATCACCGCGAAGCCGCCTTCACCCCGGAAGTCCAAGCCCGGACCAAAGCCCCGGCCGCCTTCACCCACACGATTGCGAAGCGGCACATCCCCGGCCGCGAAGTACACATGCCAGCCGCGCGCGGTGATCACCATCGGTGCCGCTGGTAGCGGCGGATACTTCGCCAGCGTGGCGTCCCCTTCGGCCCCGTCCACGTCCAGCACCACGACTCCGGAAGCGCGGCCGGTGAGTATGCCAATATTGGCAAGCGGAAACTCATCCAGCCGCGCGCGAATCGCGATCGGATCGCTCGTGGCTCGCTCTTTCCACCCCGCGCCGCCGAGTGGATGCTTGCCGGGATTCGGACACTCGGCATTGAAGCACGAGCAAAGTCCGGCCGTGATCCAGTGCGCGAGAGCGATGCGCACACCCCACGCTTCGGCCAGCGCCAACGCAGCCAATAGCTTCGGGGAGTCCGGAGATTCGCTCGCGAGATCCGGAGGTTGATCACCCATGCGTCCCCGGCGCTACGTGCGAGCAATCGGGACAACACTTGCGTTGTGTCTCCCAATAGGTGGGGCCGCATCGCTCGTACGGCGCATCGCACCCACTACACACGTTGAGCTCACGGCATGCATTGCACAACGCGAGCCACGTGGCTTCTTCGCACGCAAGCGAGCGCACATGCACCTTGTACGCGGCTTGTCGCGCCGCACATGCGTGCTCGTGGATGCGGCGCAAATCGAGAATCGTGATCGTCACCGGTAGGGCTCCCGGAGCTAGAGACACGAATGCGCGCGCAGCCGACGGCTGCGCGCAAGGCACGAAGACAACTACGCGGCCGCGCGCACTGCGGCCGCAGCTCGGCGCTTGCGCTTGCGCACACGCACCCGGCGCGACTCACACAGCTCGGCAATCGAAACAACACCACGGGTCGCATCGGAGATGCGCTTGGCCACGTCGTAAAACTTGACGCGGCGATCCTGCGTTACGAGCGCGTGGATCGTTTGGTACGAAACGCCGGAGAGCAGGTGAAGCCGATACATCGCTCCACGGCCACCACGCTGGATCCACACCCGGAGTCTCATCGGCCGGCTATAAAGTGCACTTGATATAAAGTCAACGGGTATTGACTAATGCTCATCCGTTGCCAGTAGTACCCAAGTGAAGCCGCACCACTTGGCCACGCATCCGGAACCGAACGTCTCCGATCCGCTTGCCGAGCACACCGTCAATCGCCGCATGTGGGCGGCTTACCTTCGCGCTGGTTACAACCGTAATACGTTCGCACCCGAGCTTGGGATCACCTACCAGGGCTTGCATTTGCTGGACGTAGGCAAGAGCACACCGAAGCTCTCCACGCTTTGCCGCGTCTCCGAGCTCACCGGCTTTACGCTCGATCAGCTCGTGTACGGCCATCACTCCCCCGGACTACAACGCATGGAAAAGCTTCTAGCCGATGATGATGTGCGCGCGGTGCTCTTTGAGATCCGCGCCAGCACCGAACAGATCGAAGCGCTGGCCGAGTACCACCGCAGCGTGGCCGGCTCGCTCCAGCCGCTTACCCGGAGCTTCGTTTCCGCGTTTGTGGAGCGCTACGCGCTCGCGCGAAGCGAAGGCTCCGATCATCCGGTGGCCATCCAAGAAGCCAAGGCATCGGCCGTCAACGCTCGCGAGAATGCCGCAGCGGCCGCGCTCCGGCGTAACGCGCCGCCGACGGATGTGGAGCTCGAAGCCGTCGGCAAAGCGCTCAAAGCCGGCACGCTGATCGTAGCGCCCACCGCCAAGATGAAGCGGCCGCGCCGCCGCACCCCGCGGCCGTCCAGCAATCAACGGCGGTAGTGCGCTGCGGCGTTTCTCTCGGCCGCTTCGAGCGCATCGGCTACGCATACGGGCTTGAGTCTTATGGCCGGCTCCACGTCGCACAGCTCTTCGGCCAGCTCCGACGGAGAGATCTCGGCGGTGAGCCGCATCCGGTGGAGAATCCACGCGCATGCGCCACGCGCCCACGCGCGCAGCTGATCCGCGCGCGGCGCTAGCTCGGCGTAGGTAAGCCGCTGGCCACATAGGCCAAGCCGGCCCGAGCTCACACCCACGAGATCCAGCTCGAAGGTACGCACGAGCGCGCCGGGTGGGACGCGCTCGCCCGGCTCCCACCCATACAGCGCGCGGATTACAGCAGCGAGGTTTGCGGCAGTGACGGCCATCCCGGCGGTGTCTCACCACTCGCCCCCGGTGAACATGACCAATTCCCACAAGCCCACGATCGCCCCCCGGCGGTGTCGCTTTATTGTGGGAGCGGCAACGCCACGATCACACCTGACACACACCCCGATCGGGAGTGATCGCACAATTCAAAAAAAATCAACCTCGGAGGATTATCTGTAGACTTTATATAAAGTGCGCTTTATAAGCCCACGTGTGTCCATTCGAGTCCTTACGAACAGTGAAGCGAAGGCGCACCGCCGCTGTAGCCGCGAGCACCACAACGCCTATGAGCTCGGCTTCCGGAGCGCTGGCGAAGATGCGGCCGCGCTCCGCTTCGGCACGCTGATCCACCGCGCGCTCGAAGCGTGGTGGAGAGCCCCGCGTGGGCTTGGCATTGCCGGCACGCTGCGGCTCTCCCACGCGCTCGCGACGCTGCCGCCGGACACCGACGCCTTCGATCGCGCGCGCGCCGTGGAGATGCTGCGCGGCTACGATCTTCGGTGGTGCGATGAGCCGCTGGAAACGATCGGCGTGGAGCTCGAATTCCGCGCGCCGCTGATCAACCCGGCCACCGGCCACGAGAGCCGCACCTTCGTGCTCGGCGGCAAGATCGATGCACTGGCGCTCCACCGATACGAAAACCGCATTTACATCGTGGAGCACAAAACGAGCTCCGACGATCTCTCCCCCGGCTCCGACTACTGGCAAGTGCTCCAAGTGGATACGCAAGTCTCCACCTACTATGCCGGCGCGCGCGCTCTCGGCTTCGAGCCGGCCGGTGTGATCTACGATGTGCTGGGCAAGCCGAAGCAACGGCCGTTGCAAGCGAACAAGAGCCGCGATCAGCCGGAGAGCGCCGCCGACTACCAAGCGCGCATCCGTGAAGCCATCGCCAGCAACCCCGATCGTTACTATGTGCGCGGCACCGTGGTGCGTCTCGAGAGCGAAGAGCTAGACGCGCAGTGGGACACGTGGCAAGTGGCGCGCCTGATCCGCGAGAGCGAGCTGGCGAAGCGCTGGCCGCGCAACCCGGAGAGCTGCCGCCGCTTCGGCCGCATGTGCTCTTACTTCCCGGTGTGCTCCGGTACCGCGAGCCTAGAAGATCCCGCGCGCTATCGCCGCGCGCTGAACGTTCACGAAGAGCTTACGCCGGGGTGGCCATGAAAGCCGCCAAGAAAGCACGCTTCACCGCGCGCGAAGAGTACACGGCCACAACGCGCAAGCTGGCCGAAGTCCAGTCCACGCTGCGCGTTACGCTTAGCCGACAAGTGCGGGAGCTTGCCAAGCTCCAAGCGATACTCAACCGAGTGTTAGCCCTAGATACGGCGCAAGCGGATACCCTAAAGCAAAGCGCTTTTTACCGTGATGTGTTGACGTGGTTTACGTGGTGGGCGGCCAGTGAGTCCGACACCGATTACGAGAAGCTTACGCTTGCGAGAGATGCCGCCCACCGGCGCATCATGGCAACGCTTGGACTCCCGGTGCCGCCATGAAATCGGATCGCCGCCAACTGGAGCTCCCCTATCAAGCGCACTCGCCCACGAGCGCGGCCGCGGCCGAAGCCGCAGCGCCCACCGCCCCGACCGATCGCGCGCGCATCTTGGACTTACTCCAGCGCGCCGCCCCCGACGGCTTCACGGATGAACAGATCGCACGCATGCTCCGACTCAACCCGAGCACCGCGCGCCCCCGCCGCATCGAACTAACGGACGCGCATCTCGTACATAACTCCGGCCGTACTCACCTCACCCGCGCCAAGCGGCGCGCGGTGGTGTGGGTGGCCGCAAAGAAGGGGTGATCCGATGCCAGACACTTTCGCAGATCCTAGCGTGATCGAATTGCGGCTCGGTGCGCAAGAGATCATGGAGCGTGTTGACGACATGCTCTCGTGGGAAGCCATCGCGAGTCAGGCGGAGTTGCGTTACGAATGGAGCCATTTTATGCGCGCGGTCCCGCTCGTTTCCGTAGGTGCCGACCACTGGGGCGTATTGACTCCAACCAGCATCGAAGCGAACGAACAAGAGATCGAAGATGAAGCGACACGCAAAGAGCTGAACGCTGGCGCTTCAATGTATTACGAAGAGGCGTTGCCGGAGTTTCTTGAGACTACGTTCAGGCATAAGACTGTGCGCTATGCACAGCTCATTGAATGCGATAGGTCGAAAGAGTGCGCCGCCGGGGCAGGCACCGATCATCCGACCCTAAAAGGCGATGATGTGTCAGATCTCGAATCAACGGACGGCTGCGCGTGGCTCGGGGCAACCTATCACCTTGAATCGATCGGTGAGGTTGGCAGTAAGTCTGCGAAGGCGTATCAGCGAGTGTGCCGCTTGCCGCAGACTGCACGGGTTTTCCTCCATCAGCATGTATTTGCTTTTGCCGACGGCCGCGCCACGAGCAACGTAACCGGCTTCGGATATTGGAATCGACGCTTTTTTGAGCTCGGCAAAAATCATGAGCGGCTTGCGAAGAAAATGGACGGGAACAGGTTTTTCCACCCATCACTGATACAGCTTGCATCCGGCATCGCGGAATGCGTCGATCGCGCCGAAGTGTGGGGCGTCGAGCTTAGTCTCGGCGGACCACAGCGCACTGGCGTCGAGCTGCGCACCGATGCAATCGGCGCGCGCGCATTCGTGAAGCTGCTACGCACCGCGGAGACAGCAAGCGCGCGCCGCAAGTCAGTAGTCCACTGGGTGAATGAGCACATGCGCAGGCGGCGCGCAAGCGACGCAAGCGCCGAGATCTTCGTGCGCGGCCATTTGCGAGGCATGCAGAGTGTTCCGTGTGGCCGCTACCACGCCCGCATTTGGCCAGCGCAGAATCTTGTCGACAAGGCAGCGAAATCATGAACGAACAAATCATCGCTACTGTCATCTCGAATGAGCCGGCCGCCGGCCGGATGTTGCTTGCTAACATCATCACCGGCCCCGTGCACAAGCCGCTGCGCGCGCTCGTGTATGGCGTGGATGGCATCGGCAAGTCTACGCTGGCCGCATCCGCCGAAGCCCCGATCTTCATCGGTGCCGAAGACGGTACGGCCACGCTCTCGGTGGCGCGCTTCCCGGAGCCGTCCAGCTGGCGTCAAGTGCTGGATGCGATCCGCGAGCTCACCAACGCCTCGCACGAGTACAAAACGCTCGTGATCGATACGCTCGATTGGTTGGAGCCACTGTGCTGGAGCCACGTGGTGGGGACCGGCCGGCGCAATCGAGACGGTACGCTGATCGAAACCATCGAAGACATACCTTACGGCCGCGGCTACTCGGCCGCGCTGGATGAGTGGCGGCTCTTGTGCTCGCTCTTGGATACGCTTCGAGCGCGCCGGAGCATGCAAATACTCTTGATCGCGCATGCCTGGATCAAGACCTTCCGCAATCCCGAAGGGGACGATTTCGATCGCTTCGAGATCAAGCTTCACGCCAAAGCGCAAGGCTTGCTCCGTGAGTGGTGTGATGCGGTGCTCTTCGCCATGCATGAGACGTTCACGCATAAGAGCGGGAAGGGTACCGAAGCGCGCGCGAAGGGGATCAGCACCGGAGCACGGATCCTCCGCACCCAACGCACCGCCGCCTACGATGCCAAAAATCGCTACAACCTCCCGGACTCGCTGCCGCTCGATTGGCAGTCTCTCACGGATGCCATAGCCGACGGCCAGCCGGCCACCCCCGCGGCTCTCGAGACGAGGATCGCGGCCATGCTGGCCGGCGCGGATCCCGATCTCGTGGAGCGCGTACGGCGCGCGGTACTCGCCGCGGCCGGCAACGCGATCACACTTGCACGCATCGAAAACAAACTGTCCGCACAGCTCTCGATTCAAGGAAAGGAAAACCAGACATGATCCCCGAAGGCAGCTGGAAAGCAAAAGGCGGCGCGTGGGCGATTGGCACCGCCTCCACCGGTACCGATCAAGTAGGCGTAGAAATCATCTTCCTAGAAGGTCCGGCCAAAGATGAGCGCCGCACTTGGTACGGGTATTTCACGGATGCCGCCTTCGAGCGTACGATCGAAAGCTTGCGCTTGCTCGGCTGGAAAGGCTCCGATCTCAGTGACCTAACAGGCATCGGCACCACCGAAGTCTACGCGGTGGTCGCCCACGAGCAAGATCAGCACGGAGAGATCCGCGAGCGCGTGGCGTGGATCAATGATCTCGGCGGAGTGGCGATGAGCAATCGCATGGATGAAGGCTCCGCCAAAGCTTTCGCCGCGCGCATGCGCGGGAAGATCCTCGCGCTGGATGCCGCCGGTGGTCGCAAGCCCGGAGCCCCGGCCATGCGTCAAGCTTCGCTACCGTCTCGAGAGCCGCCGCCCACCGGAGCCGGTGGCGCGAGCCACGTCATGCCGCCCCCCGAAGACGATAACACCCCGTTTTGAGCCGCCGCCATGCCGACGATCAAGACCTACCACGTGTGGGACAGTACCGACGGACCGGACGGCGGCGCGCTCGTGGAAGCCACCACGATCGAAGCCGCCGCCGAAAACTACGCCGAAGCCGACATGGATCGAATCGATGCCGGCGTGTACAGCTCGGCATCCGGCCACCCGCTCCGAGTGCGCGATCCCGACGGGGATGTGTGGGAGGTATGCGTGTCTCTCGATTGGCTCCCACACTTCAATGGCAAGCGTGTGCGCGTATGAATTCGCACGTGATCGACCGACTGATCAGCATACGCATACCTAACCTGCAGCTCTTGGCGGCGGCCGCGTACGCGCGCGCTCGCTCCGAGTACATGGGCGGCCGCTTCGAGCGCGCCGCCTTCGATCAAGCCGTGGCCGCGTGGGCGGCTCGGGAAGCGCGCCGAGCCGTGGAGGGTAGCAATGCCGCGCTCGAAGCGTAAACGGCCGACTCCGGCCCCGACCGGCCCCCCGCCGGAGCGCTTGCTTTCGCTGCCGGAAGTGGCCGCGCGGCTCGGCGTGAGCACAAACACGATCCGGCGGATGCGCTCGCGCGGTGAGATCCGCGTGATTCGCATCGGCAACGCAAAGGGCTTACTGCGCGTGGCCGAGTCCGAGCTCCAGCGGCTCATGACCGAAGGCACCCCGGCCGCGTGAAGCCCCACAAACGAAGACGGCCGCCCCACACCGGGGCGGCCGTTTTGTTTTTGGCGGCAGTGTCGGGAGTGCGCCGGTGGCGCGCACACCCTGACACGCTGCGGAGCCGATCTACGGAGCCGCGTACTCCCGACACCGCCGCCCCCTACATACCACGCGCCGCCTACAGCTGCGGCACGTTCTCCGGGGTAAGCCCCGGCCAGCCTTCATCCGCCACCGGCTTCACGAGCTGCATAGCGTCTTCAGTGGTGCGCACGTCATGAGAGATCTTCACCACGCCCACGTAGTGCTTCTCCGCAATCCGTGTGCTGTGTCCGAGCTGCCGCGCGCTCATGTACGGCGCAGCATCCCCGAAGATGGCAGGCGCGCATGTGAGGTATGTCCCGCAAGTACAGCGGAGTTTCTGGTAATCAAAGCTCGGCGCTTCGTACTCTTCGATCAGCTTGTGGCGCGTGTTGTACAGCGCCGCCTCCGAGCCGCCAAGGATGCTACCGCTGCGCCCCTTGTAGTTGCCGATCAGCCACGCGAGCAAAGGTGAATGCGCGGTGCTGATCGTGCGCTCCGTGAGCGTTTTGCTGACATGCGAGCGCACCGTAATCTGCAGGCATCCATCATCATCGGCGCTCACATCTTCCCAGCGGATGCCGAGAGCTTCGGCCGCGCGCGCACCGGTGAGCAAGATGAACAGCACCACCGACAAGAAGCGCCCGCTGTAGTCGCCGCCGTACGGCTCCGCATCGTGCCGCCGGCAGCGGGTGAGGATCGCGCGCAGCTCGGCGGCGCGGCTAAAGCCCCGCTTGACAATCGGCTCTTTGGTACGTTTCAAGCCGGCCGCGATATCTTCGAGCGAGAGCGCCACGAGCTCCAGCGCGTGAAGCTCTTTGAGCACCGCCGAGAGCCACCGAAGCTCTTTGTTGGCGGTGGCCGGACGGCGCGCGCCGCTGCGGCCGCACTTCTTGGCGTTGAGCTGGGTTGCCATGCGGCTCCCCGCGTAGGCGCGCAGCATGCCCCGCGAGAGCTGCCGCGTGGTGCGGAGGTTGATCGCGGGAAGCGCGCACCACCGCAAGAACATGTCACACCCGCGCCGGTACTCGGCTTGGGTGGATGCGCGCTTCGTGAGCGCCCACGTCTCGAAGTAGCGATCGAATGCCTTCGAGATCAGCGTATCGGCCGCGCGGTGGGGCGCGCTGCCGGCCGCGATATCTTCGAGCCGCCGATCCAGCTCGCGCCGCTTGCTCTTGGCGTATGCGATGCGCAGCTCGGCGTTACCGGCATGCTCGGCGGGAATGCGCTCTTGCCGAAGCTTTCCCGTCTCCGGATCCTGAAACTGGATGCGCCAGTAGGGATTCTTGGCGCCGCGTGGTGCCAAGAGCCGCACCCCGCGGTAGCCGCTGCGGCTCGTGGCCGCGCTCGCGCGCTTGCGCTTCTTGGCCGGGGCTCCGGTGGCCGGCGCTGGCGCATCGATTCGCGCACTGTTTGATTGGTTATCGGTGGGCATCTCTGAGTCCATTTGGCCGCTTCTTTCCACGTTCACTTGCTCGGAAAAACGCCTATCGTTTCGAGCTATTTACGTGTAATCAATGCAGTCTATCAAGTGGACTTAGAAACAACCATACCGGACCGAGCAATACTTACGTACCGGCGCGCCACTTTTCCCGAAAAGCAAACGATTACGCCAGCATGAACCGAACAAAAAAGTACGCGCGCCCCGAAGCGCGCACCCATTTGCCGGGATTGCCGGCCGGGTGTAGACCAGCGCCATGACCACCTACGATGAAGTGGGCGAATTCGACGCGGAAAAGTTCGAAGCGCTATTTGCGGAGCGAGAAGCCGCCGTGGACCTTCGGCTTGTGCGCGACGTGGAAGCGTGGCGCGCCTTCGTGCGCAGCCAAGAGAGCGAGCTTCGAGCGCTGGCGCGCACTCCCGAAGATGCCGAGCTCTTGATCCGGCGGATGCTCGGCCGATGAGCTCCACGACAATCCGAGTGCTGGTCTACCGCCCCGGAGCCCCGGCCGAAGCGCTGGACGTGGAGCACACGCTTCCGGCGCTCCAAGCGCTCGTAGGCGGCAACCTTGAAATGGTCCGGCTCCGTGGTGATGCCGTCCGGTTTCTCGGCACTGGCCAGCTCGAAGCGTACAGCCTTCGGCCGCCGCTGGTCTTGGTGTGCAACGAAGACGGCCACGACATGGGCGCACCGCGTAACCGGTGCGGCATCGTGGGGCCGTTCTTCGTGGCGCGCGCTGCCGGCTCGGAGCTCGTCTCGCTCACGGATGCCGACATAGCCGCAGCGCGCCACCTACTCGGAGACTAGATGAGCGCCGATTAGCGCGCGCGGTGACAATGTGGTACAGCTTGCCCCGCGCCATGTCGTCGCACCGTGGCAAGGGTAGGACCGTGTAGGAGTCGCCCGGGAAGGTCGACAAGGCTGCCTGTCCCACGGCGGCAGCGATACCACCCGGACGGCGAACGGTGCACCTTTTAGAACGGAGCCCACTTGAGCGCCGCCGAGAGTAGCGCGATCACCGTAAGTCCGATGGCCACCCATTGAAGCGGCGGCATCGGTGGCCGCGCCACGAGCGAGCACAGCACCGCCACGCATAACAGGATCATTGCGAACATGTGCGCAGCGTACGCCCAAAAGCACACGGCCGCGAGAGACGTGCTCCCGCGGCCGCGCGCGTGTCGCACTCGAGATCCCCCGCGGCTACTGCAGGCACACCCCGATCGCGTCTTCCCCGGTGTCGGGGTGGTGGAGCCGGCAGCGATTGCCGGCCGCACACGGCCGCGGATCCGCGCAGCCGGTGGTGATGCTGCCGGAGACTTGCCACGTGAAGTAAAAACCCCGATACGCGCTATCGCTGTAAGCGTCGCACCCGATGGTGTGGCCATCGAAGCGGCCACCGCTGATCCGGCAAAAGCGCACCGGAGCCGGAGGCGTCCCACCGGCGGCCCCGCTCGCGCCCGCACTGCCGGCGCTCCCCGCCGACGGCGCACCGGCCGCGCCCATACCAGCACCGCCGCCGGCCGCGCCCGCTGCCGGAGCTCCAGCGCTGCCGCCGGCCCCGGCTTCGGCCACCGCGCCGGCCGCCGCACCCCCGCTCCCCGCCGACGGCGCGCCGCCCGCCGGTGGGACGCTGCCGCTGCCGGCCGTCTCGTACAGCGCCGGGGGATCACGATCCGTGAACACGATCGCCGCGTCCGGCTCGCCAGCATCCGCCGCCACCGGCTCCGCTTCGAGCTCCGGCTCGGAGCCACCCCCGCCGCAGCCGACGGCGGCCACGAGCACCACGAGCGCCGCGATCACCACCGCGCGGCTCATGTCACCACCGCCGAGAGCGCCGTCTCGCGTACCCACGTCGCAAGCTCTTCGTGGCCGGCGCGCTCCGCCAGCGCCACGAGCTGCGCGTATTCGGCTTCCGTGCACTTCACCGCGATCGCGCGCACTCGCCGCAGCGCGGGATCCCCCGGTTTGCGACCTTGCCCACGTCCAGCGCCACCGTGCGTATTCTTCGTTTTCGTCTTCGTCACTTCACAACCTCCATCACCCATACTGCCGGACGGCTTGATTGCCGTCTACCCAAAAACAAAACGGCCGCCATTTTGTGGCGGCCGTGGTGGGCGGGGTGGGTGGGTATCAGCCGGCGGCGCGCACCGCTTCGGCGGCGGCTTCGGCGGTGGCACCCCACGCGCAGCGGCCACCGGTGCGGCGCTGCGCCACGAAGCGGCGCTCCGGCGCGCGGCCATGCCAGTCGGGACCTTCGCACACTTCGATGCCGTCGGCGGTGTGCCAGCGGCCGGCGGCGGGGATGCCGAAGGCGGTGCGGCGGCTGATTACGGGGGTGAGCTTGGTGTTCATCTTCGGGGCTTCTTTCGTTTCCGGCTCGCACTGCGCTGCCGACAAGACTCATACTAGCAAGCTCTTGATTCCGAGCAACCCAAAAACAAGAACGGCCGCCATTTTGTGGCGGCCGTCTCGGTGGATGTGGGCGCTGCTACGGTTCTTGGTTCTCCCCGGTGGTCCAATCCACCCAACACAGTACATGCCGAGCCGGCGCGCCGAGCACCTTCACGAGCTTTGCCGACGGCTTGCGCGCTGCCGGCTCTCCGCAGTGCGCGTCTTTTTCGAGGTTACTCCGAAGACTGATCCCACATGTAATACAGAACCAAAAACCGGGATCCTCCGAAGATGCGATTCCCGGCCGCGGGGTAACCGTGAAATCTTTCCCGTTGTAAACAAACATCTCCCCGGCCACGGCCGCGCGCCGATCCTGCATTGTTGCCTTGCGTGTCTTACGTGCCATCCAACGTCCACACCTTCCCGAGCCGAATCAGCTCGCCTAGGTGGCGCGAGGCTTCCCCCCGCGCCACCCCGGCCAGCCGGCGGCTCACTCCGGCAGGAGCATCCACAAGAGCGCCAAGAAGGCTTGGTGATTGTCCCATGCATCCGCGGGGCTCCACCGGGTGGTGCGCTTGCCGAGCGCGCTCTCGTACTCGCGCCAGTGGCCAGCGTAGCCGAGCGCGTTTTGGACGTTGAGCGCCTTCAAGTAGGCGGCACTGTTTATCTCGTGACAATCTGCGTTGGTGTTCATCGTGTTTCTCTCTTCGCTTCCCGGCTCGCACTGCGCTGCCGACAAGACTCATACTAGCGCGCGCTTGTTTCCGAGCAACCCCAAAACAAGAACGGCCGCCATTTTGTGGCGGCCGTCTCGGTGGGTGTGGGCGACTTAGCCCCGAAGCGCGGCATCGAAGGCGGCGCGGCGCGCGATCTCGGCGTTGCACCGCCTACACGTCACCTTGGCCGCATCCGTGGTGAAGGCGAGTGCGAGCTTGTGCATAGCCGGTGTCAAGCCCATACACAGCGGCCCGATCTCACCGTTCACATGTTCTAGGCGCATGTGAGTCTTGAACTTCGGTTTCCGGACAATCATTACTTACGACTCCATTCGTTTCCCGAGCCTACCGGCTCGCCTAAGGCGGCGCGAGGTTTCCCCCGCGCCACCCCGGCCAGCGCTAGCCCCGGAGCGCCGCGAGCTCTCGTAGGAGCACATTCGTGCGCTCCGCCGCCGCCCACGCGCGCGCCAGACTGGCCGGCCGATCGTTGCGCGCGGCTTCCACCGCGCGGTGTTCCGCCTTCGAAGCCTTGCGCAAATCCGCCCGCACTTCCGTCTCACCGCGTACCGTCTTCGTCTTCGTCATGTTCACAACCTCCACCACTCATCCTAGCGGAGTCTTGATTGGCGGCAACCCCAAAACAAGAACGGCCGCCATTTTGTGGCGGCCGTGTGGGCGGGACGGTGCGTCTACCGGTTCCACGGCGCGGCCGGGTTGCGCCATGCCGGCATCTCGGCCGCCGGGTGGTCCGCCATAATTTGGCGCGCTTCGGCCACCGATCGACACTCCACGGTGCTCCAGCCGCCGTCGGCATCCCCCGGCCCCCTGATCTTGAGCACGTAGCCCGCCGCCACTCGTACCGGGAGAATGATTTTTGTCTTCGTCATGTTCGCAACCTCCACCACTCATCCTAGCGGAGTCTTGATTGCGTGCAACCCAAAATCAAAACGGCCGCCTCTTTCGGGGCGGCCGTGTGGGTGGGGCGGTGGCGCGCTTATACCAGGTGTGCGCTTGCGGCTTCGCCGCCCACAACCTCTAGCGGCTCCCCGGTGCCACCGGCGGCGCGAGCCGCTTTGAGTGCGTCGGCACGATGCTTGAAGGCGCGAGCCGCACCCTGCTTCGGGGTGCGCAGCCACGCGCCGCCCACGATCACGCGGAAATACGATCCACACCATTGCTCCGGAGCCACTAGAACGATTTGCATAAGAAGAGCCTATCACGGTCTTGATTGGCGTCTACCCGAAATCAAGCTGTGCAATCATTCGGCGGCGGCCATGTGCGCAACGCAAAGGGGATCAGCTCCCTCCGCTGTACAGCATAGCAGCCGGCTTGATTGCTGTCAACCCTAAATCAACCCCTAAGCGCGCCCGAGGGGTGGGGCCGGCTGACCGCTCTTCCGACCACCGGGGCAGGGTAACGCCCCGGCCATTTTGCCCCGGACGCGCCTAGGGGGTGCAACCCTAGCCCCCCGATCGTCGGCTCGCAACCACGAGCCGCCAGCACGATCATAGCGCCGGTGAGCACCGCCGCCACGAGCACGAGAACCAAGCCACCCATTGCTTCCTTGTCCATGTGTTTCCCCTTACTGGAATCGTGATCGTCTAGCCCGAAGACGCTAGTGGCATCGGCCGGCGCGCGCTTTTCTCGTGGAGCTCCCCGCTTGCCATCTTGCCAACGTGCACTCGGCGCGTTTATCAAGTGCACTTACAGTATTCACCCAAGCCCACCGGGAGCAAGATGGCACGCCCACACTTTCGCGGTACCGATACGAAAATCCAATTCGTAGCGAAGCACCTAGATCGCACGAATGCCGAGATCGCCGCGCTCGCGGCAAAAGCCGGGATCAAGCTACCACGCAAAGATGTGTCCAAACGCCGCTGGATGCTACGCAAGCGCCACGGCATCACGAAGCCGCCGGCCGTGGCGAAGAGCGGCGCCCCACCAGCCGCCCCGAAGCACGCCCCGGCCGCGCGCGCGGCTCGGACGCACCACCGCGGCCGCGATGCCCCGATCACCGCGAGCGGGGCGCAAGCGCGCTCCAGCGCCAAGCGCGCGCAGCTCCGGCGGCTCATGCTGGATCTTGGCTATGACGAAGTCTCGGCCGCCTTCGATGAGCTCGAAGCGCTGTACACGGCGCGCACCCCGGAGTCGGAACTATGAACGCGGTGGACATGTTCTTCGAGCGCGCGCGCCGACGGCCGGATCGGTGTGCGCTGTGCATCATGGCCAAAGCGGCGAAGCGCGTGGATCTCGTGGCACTGGATGATGCGGCTACGCGCGTGGAGCATCGGCAATTGGTACCGCTGTGCGAGCCGTGCTTAGCCGCCTATCTGAGTTACGCGGGTGATGCTGCGGCGCTGATCCCCGGGGCGAAGCCATGATCGAAGATGAACCGGCCCCGCTGTACCAACGCGATCTCGGCAACGGTTCGGAGGTTACCGTGTGGCCGATGCTCGGCGGCAAAGCGCGCGTATGTCTCGGACCGATCGGCGGACTCGGCTACGAAGACGGCTACTGCTACGCGCGCCCACGCCAAGCCATCGCCGCGGCGATGGTGTGGAGCGGTGAAGGCGATCCGCTGGATGGATGGCACCGCCACCCGTTTAGCGGCCGTCGGCGCGAAGGCGGCGATCCGACCAAAGAGGTTGTGCGGTGGTGACCGTTGCCGGCCGCATGATCAGCGGGAGCTTTGAGTGGCGCGCGCCCACGAGCGAAGACGGCGGCCCCGCCGCACTCATCTCTTCGGTGCGCGTGCACTTCGGCCCCGCGCACGATGTAATGCAAGTGTGGATCCGCGGCGCGCTGGCCGGAGAGCTCACGCTGCCGCCGGGAGAGTGGCACGAGATCTTGGCCATGCTCACGCTTCCGGTGAGGCGGCTCGAAGACGGCGGCTAGCGCGAGCTCCGGTCCGGATGCGCGGGGCATGGCACCGGATACGGGAAGCCCGTGAAGCATGTACACTCGGCCGTGGGTGGAGCCGCCGGCAGTGGAAGCGGGGGCGGCGGCTCCGCCCACAGTACGCTGTAGGTGATGCCATCGCGCTCCACGAGCATCCCGCGATCATCGATCGCAATGGTGATCCCCCGGAGCTGTACACGCGCCGTCATGTCTCCCACGTATCGATCACCACGATATCCCGGAGCGGCGTGGCGAGCGCGCCGTGGTATCCCGTGCCGGCATAGTCCGGAGTGCCGACGCTAATCCACGCGTCATACAAGCCAGAGATCGCCGCATCCATCCCGCGCATTTTGTAGGCCATGACTGCCGGCGGGGGATAGCCGGCTTCGTACACTTGCCAGATTTGAGCCATAAATCTGAGTCCGAGCTGTACCGCTTCATTGTTCCACCGCGCCGTTGCGGTGTCGAGCCAGCCGCCGTTAGCTCCGTTCCACGCAAAGCCTAAGATCGGCCGCTCATTGAGCCACGCGCTAACCGCGGTGCTTTGCCAGATGTTAGCCGCGCGATCGGTCATGACGCTAGTTCAGGCTAACCGTAATGCCGTCCCACGGCAGCCACACGTTGCCGGCGCAAATCCATTGCCGGCTACGGAGTGTGTCAACAAACGCGTTACGCTGTACACCGGTCCAGCGCGTGAACGTACTCCAGCCTTTCAGACCGTTAGGCGCTGGCCAAGCCGCGATCCTCCCGTACTGGATCGGCAGCGCGTCATCTTCTAGATTGAACGGATTCACGTCATTCCCATAGCTGCGGATGAGAGAAACGTTACCCGAAGTAGAATAACCGGGAGCATTTCCATCATAGGGTGACGAAGCATAGGCCATCGGATCCACGGTTACGAGATTCCCACTAACTGTATCCATCACCGCCCACACACCGAAGTTACTAGCACCCGGAGCAACCCCCGCTGTAGTCGTATTCGGGATGGCGTGGTTGCCGCCGGTGCGGAAGCCTTCGAGGTTGAATCTGCATGCGTACCAAACATACGGATCGGGATCCTCCGGCACACTAACAACTGGATCCAGCATCAACACGGACCATACACTTGCGCCGCCGGGTGTGCGACACGCGCCAATCCAAAAGCCGTAAGGTGCGGCCGACATGGCAGCGCCTTGGAAGCGATCAAGACTTGTCAGGATTCCGGTCGAATAGAACGCGGTGCAATAGGTGGGCGCGGCATCGGTGGCGCCGCCTTGGATGTACCGTTCGTCCGTTGCCGAAGGCGTGACAGTTGCACTTGGAGCTCCACCGATGAACTTCGCTACGCGGCTGTACTTGAGACGCAAAGCCGCGGCCGCGTTGTGCTGGACCACGATCTCGCGCACCCCGTCCGGCATCGCCAGCCGCGCCCACGCGCGCGCATTGCTCCAGCCTAGCGCGCCGGCTCCGGTACCGGTGAAGATCTTCCCCGTGGCCGAGTAGCCCGCCAAGCCGTCTCCCGAAGCTTTGTAGCTCCACCCCGCGCCTACCAGCATCTCCACAAACAGTGAGAGCGCTTGCCCATAGCTCGTGGGAAGCTGATTCAATATGTACGCGTTCGGCATGTTGTTAGTTTAGCGGCGGCGTGATGCCGTCCCACGGCAGCCATACGTTGCCAACTGCGATCAGTTTGTAGCCGTCGGCGGTGTCATTGAACGTTGTGCGCAGTATTCCTGTCCAGCGCACAAGCGTGCTCCAGCCTTTTATGCCACGCGGTACAGTCCACCATACTGGCCGCGCGTAAAGTATCGGCAGCGGATCTTCTTTCCCATTGAACGGGTTTACAGCATATCCGCCGCCACGGAGCGTGTGCCATGTAAACGTGTTACCTCCTGTAACGTCAAAACCACCCTCAGAGATCGCCGCGCCGAGCACATTCACATAACTTGTATAGGACAGTGGTTCTACGGTTATGAGGTTACCGCTCGTGTCCATCACGGCCCACACACCAGTGTTGATGCCGCCGGGCGCAATCCCTGCCGAGGCGGGATTTATGCCAAAGTTTCCGCCGGCACGAAACCCATCTCCGAGATATCTGGCCGCATACCAAACATACGGATCCGGATCCTCCGGCACACTAACAACTGGATCCAGCATCAACACCGACCACGCGCTAACGGCGCTTGGCGTCTGACATGATCCGATCCAAAAGCCATACGGAGCCGTTGCGATGGCAGCGCCTTGGAAGCGCTCAACACCGGTTAGGACGCCAGTGTTATAGAACGCGGTACAATACGTAGGCGCTGCATCGGTTGCGCCGCCTTGGATGTACCGTTCGTCCGTTGCCGAAGGCGTGACAGTTGCACTTGGAGCTCCACCGATGAACTTCGCTACGCGGCTGTACTTGAGACGCAAAGCCGCGGCCGCGTTG